GTGTCAATAGGGGGAGTGAATTATTTTTCGTAGTTACCATGGCGTCAAATCGCGCCAAATCGCGCCAAATCCAAGCCAAATCGCGCCAACAAACCGGAGCTAACTCATTGATTCTGTTTCCGGTTATTTGGCGCGCAATTTAGGCGCCGCCCTGGCGCGGGCTGGGTCAATGCCGGCTCAGGCTGGGGCGACCAACCCGCTAATCCGCTGGATCCCCCTGCAATTCCGATGTTGAAGTGACCCGGCGCGAGGCGGTTTTCTCGATGAATTCGAGAACGTCGCGTTTTCGGTATAGGGAATGCCGCCCCAGCTTGCAGAAAGCGGGGCCATCACCGGTCAATGCAGCCCGCTCAAGCCAACTCACTGACTTCGAGAGAACGGAGGCGACGGCTACACGAGGGAATAGCGCATCAGGAGGGGCCGCCCAAAAGTCCGCGATTCCGGGACGGGCGGGAATGTGAGAATCGTTAGTAGTCATTAAGCGTACCTGAATTTAGTTAAGGTACGCCGCAGTTTACGAGGGGTTTCGGGTACTGTCCAGAATTCCGGTAATAAAGAGTTGCCGGAACTATTGCCGGGATTAGAAACTGCTAACGAGTCAATAAGTTATATTGTTTTATTCCGGTAAGTTTCGGTTGCCGGAATTATTGCCGGAATAAAAAACCCTGCGCGGCGGTCCAGCCAAGCGCCGCCCTGGCGCCGCCCACGTCAATGCCGGTTCAGGCTGGGGCAGTGGGCGCGCAGGCGATGGGAGATCGAGCAGGGCTTCCAGGTTCAGCGTGCGGTCGGAGGTCATGCGGCCTCCTTCTGGCTGGGGTAAAGCCGTTCCAGCACCGCCTTGAACCAGCGGATTTGTTTGACCGGAGTTCCGTCACTGTGGCGCTTGTTTGTGTCCAGCCACTCAAACAGCCCGCTCGCCGCATCGGTCGGCAACCAGTGGTCAAACTCCTTGGCTTGCAAACCGGCACCTTCCAACAACAGATTGAACTTGACCGCCGTCAGCGGTGGCGTACACAACTTACCCAGTTCGGTCGGCGTATAGGTGCGTCCACGTTCATCAGCCAGCAAATGCGTCGTGCCCATGTACTCCAACACGCTGATGCCGGTCAGGCGCTTGGCGAAGCAATCGGCGGACAGCGCCACCATGTTCCCCGTGAAACCAAAGATGCGCGCGACCCGCGCGCCCTCCTTGGCGAGTTTAAGCGCATCGAACGCGGCCAGGCGTGAGGCAGGAGACATGGACTGTCCGACCTGTACTTGGCGCCTGCACTCGCTGAAGGCCTGGACCAGCCGCTTCTTAAGCTCTACCGCCTGATCAGTGGTCCTCGCCAGCGTCATCAGGAAGTAGGTCTGATCTTCGTTGAGCAGGTAGAACTTCTCTGGGCGCCCGCCCAATGAACCTTGCGGAGGTTTAGCGGTTTCAAACCGTAGTATTCCAAGTTCTTCAAATTGCGAAGAATATTTTTCAATAAGCTCGCGGGTGTTCTTATGGTCTACGTCAAGCTGAACAGCAACAAGGCGGGAATCAATGCGGGGTTCGCCGTCAATAGGCGTAATAACAAGGGGATTACTGCTCATGAGTACAACTCCTATAACTTCAAGGTATACCGCTCATAAGAGCGGCGGGATAGGACTCACCTTGAGTGTCATAGGAAACTCGGACGGCTATTGGTTATTTACCGTTCCTCATCCTACCCCGCCTAAGCTGCTGGGGTAGCCCCTCGTTCGGGCGAACGCCGGGCATAAAAAAAAGCGCGCTGACGGGGCGGAAGTCCGCCTATGAAACTTCAAGGTACGGATAGCCTACCCCGTCCCCGGCCAGCGGTCAAGTCACTGCATCCGCCGACTGCTTAGGCAGGATCGGATAGGTGTCAACCAGCACCCCATTGGAATACTGATTAACGTAAACCGAATGATCCTCGTCAGGGTGCCGATTATAGAACTCCCAGGCGGCTACTGTAGCCTCGTCCGGCCAAACATGGTCGGAAACATGCCGATCACCAACTTCGACTCCCATCCGTGCATATTCAACTGCACGGACCTCGTAGCGGAGAACCGAGCGGGGGCTATCGTGCATGACTGCGCTCCTTTCTAGCCGCGTCAACGCGGCTCACCAGGTTGTCCATATCGCCACCGGACAAGGCGACATCGAGCGCCCTGTCCAAAGCGTAAGTTTCCAAAAACTCGATTTGCTCCTGGTCCAACTCCTGACCAGATTCGAGTGCAGCGACCAATCGGTCAGCGGCGGCGGTGATACGGGGATTGTTGAACAACATGACAGTTCTCCTTGGTTCCTACCTACTACAACGGAGTAGGTAGAGAAATTTTTAAAGATTTTTGATTTTCGCCGCCGGCAATCGCGCCATTTCGGTTCGCAGTTCCCACAGGGCCGCCACCGTGGCGGCCAGCATCGCACCGCAGTATTCCCGCTCTTCCGTCAGCAGCGGATAGGGTCGGCCCGTGATCATCGCCTCGGCGAGGCCCGCTGTAATCCGGGAGGCTGGGCAGGTGTTGCGCGGGAAATCCTCAGCGGCGTTCATGCGCTGCAAGGCTAGACTTTCTTCGGTCATGGCTCAGCGTTCTCATGCGGAGGTTCCGGTAGCGGCCTCTACACAGCACCCGGCAGTACTCTTCATCCCGTGGATCGGGGAACAAAATCGTGGCGGTAAACATCCGGTACAGCGCGTCCACTACCTGATTTACAGCAGTCATCGCGGCGTTCCTTTCTAGGCAGCGCATTTGAGCATTACGGAATCCGATTTCGGCCATTCGTATTTCACGATCTCCGGCCAGCCTTTCGCGTCGCGGGCGGGCCGAACGTGAATGGCGGTGGGTTGTTTGGGTTCATACCCGCCATCAATCCAGTCCATGACCTGATTAACGGTTATCGGGATGAATTTCATCGGGCGGGGTTCGCGCTGTTTCCACCACTTTTCCGCATTCTGCCGCGCATACCCGGTATGTTCCAGGCACACCCATTCACTCGCCACGCGAAAAAGTCCGCTGAAATAGTCCACGCGCAAGGTGGGGACACCGGACTTACCGAGATGCTTGGAATAGGCGACACGGGACACGTCGTAACGAACGGGCGGGGGCGGAGGCGGCAACTGGGTTGATAAAATTGCTGCCGCTTTCGCCTGAGCCTCGTGCTTGAGTTCACGCGCCCAGGTATAGCCGCATTCCGGGCAGGGATTGGTTGATGGATGGAGATAGGTCTGGCATTCCGGGCACGTTTTAGTCGGCGCGCCCGTAGTGGCGGCTTCGCCTTTAGCCTTTTGTTTTTTGACCGTGATGGCGTCCACCGGGCCGTGTTCGGCAATCACGCCCGCGTAGTCCAGTACGAGACAATCGCTTTTGGCCGGGGCCAGACGAAACCCGCGCCCGACCATTTGGTAATACAGTCCGGCGCTTTTGGTCGGGCGTAACAGCGCCACGAGATCAATACCGGGATGGTCGAAGCCCTCGCAATTCCCCATAACAGTCACTGACCCGTTTCTTCGGGTAATAATATTTCCGCTTTTGGTTTTTACACACCAAACTCGCTCAGGCGTGTAAGAAGATTCTTCTTTCCATGAATGACGGGCAGCAATGTTGTGTGTTGTTTTTTTCGACAGGAACAACGTACCAAGAATGAAGTTTTCTCCATTTGGGGTATAAGACAGGTAGGATTTATAATTTCGACAAACAGCCACAGCCTGAATTATATCAAGGACATCAGGGCTGGCTTGATAGAGCGAAATAGTTTTGGACGCAGGAGGGCGCTGCCCGTGATTGCCGTGATTGCCGTCCCCTAGCCAAAACCCATAAATAAACGCATCAAACTGGCGTTGATCCAGTCCCCATAAAAAATCAAGACTGCCTTTTTTCAGGTAAATCTCAATTTCAAAAACACCTTTGCGTTTTTGATGCCCGCCTCCGGTCCCACGAGAAAAGCTCCATTCAATCGTGCTTTGCTTTTCTCGCTCAATGCGGTGACAATCAACGCCATCGAAAACTTTATTGAACGCCTCAACAATAGATGGCTGATGCTTTCCGGTAGCAAACTTAAACTCAAAGCCGCCTTTGTTTAAAGCGGTCTTGGTCCCGTCTGCGTGAAACAGCCCAATAAACGCACATTGCTCATCCGTCAGGTTTTCAACTGCGGTATATTGCATTGCATAACGGGTATTGACTCTATGGGTTGCCTCGATCTTTGCCCCTGCCGGGGTCATCCCATGTGTTTTTCGCAGATGGTAAGAAAGCGCAGAAACCAATCGCCCATGCTTTGATTTTGGAAGAACCTGCATAGGCAGATCAATGGATTTAGGCGGGGCCAACCCAGAAACAGGCATGATGCACTGTTTTCCATTCAAAGACTCGACAGGTCTTTTTTTCCAAACATCACGCTTGCCACCAGACGCGACCAGGATATTGTGCCCTTCCGTAACCCTAGCGCTGTGGTGATGAATGCTAAACATTCGCTCATCAATACCCCGATCCCGCTTGAAAATATCTAGCGGCTCTTCAAAATAGATATTGCCATTATCCCAATTCGCCACACGCGACTGAGGATTAATGTCGTCAATACCTACCCATCCTGAATCCGTTAAGATTTGCGTTTTCTCATCGAGACAAAGCACCATGCAATTGCACAGGGCGCGAATCTTGCCGGCTTTAAAATCAACGATCAGGCGGTCGCGTTCTGTGCCAGGGGTTTCGCCGGTCAGGCTGGCGGCAGGAATACCCGCCGCATTCAGAGTATCGGCGACGTGCTGACTGTGCGCCACGCCAGAACAAAACAGGAGCCAGCTTTTCCGGTCGTGGCCCAGCCGCACCATATCCTGCACAGCGCCCTCAATCAGGTTTTGCTGGTCCATCAGTTCCGCCAGTTCCGCCCCGATATACTCGCCCTGCCGGATGTGCAGGCGGGACGTATCGGGTTGCACGGCGCTGCCCTTGCAGATCAAAGGACTGAGATACCCTTGCTGAATCAGGTCCGCAACGCCGATTTCGTAAGCGATGCTTTGCAGGATGGAGTCTGGCCCGATAATAGACCCGCTACCGAGTCGCCACGGTGTTGCGCTCAGGCCAATGATGCGCAGGTTCGGATTGGCGCGGCGGGCATCATTGATAAACGTGCGCCAGATACCCTCGTCGCGGGCCGTTGGAATGTGGTGTGCTTCGTCAATCAGCAGAACGTCAAACATCCCCAGTTGCATCGCTTTTCGGGCGACCGACTGGATGCTGACGAACAGCACGGACGCATCCATATCGCGGCGCTTCAGACCGGCGCAATACACGCCAACCGGGGCCGGGGTGTGGTTTTGCGCGTCCCAAAATATCCTGAATTTCTGGGTATTCTGTTCGACCAGTTCCTTCGTGTGGGCCAGTACCGCCACGCGGGTATCCGGCCAGGTAGTCAGCCAGCGATGGATCATGTCGGCCATCACAATCGTTTTGCCGCCGCCAGTCGGGATTATCAGGCAAACCCCGGACTGACCTTGGCGCATGGCCTGGTCGGCGGCGTGGCTGGCGGCGGTTTGATAGTCGCGGAGAATCACGCCCCCACCCCCTTGATTTGGATTTGCACGCGCTCTGCCAGCGCGTAATAGGCGCTGTCCATCTGCTCAATCAGCGCCGCCAGGGTCCGTTTGCGCCGATCCTCGCCGGTCCAGGCATGGCAAAGCCGGATGCACGCATCGGTCACCTGATTCCATTCGGCCTCGTCGAGAGCGCCAGACAGCAGGGCATCGGCGGGAATCGCCGACTCGGCGGCCAGGGCCGTCAGCACTTTATTTTCATCATGAATAGAAAATTCAGCGTTTTTTTGTGAGTTTTCTGCAAATTCCTTGTTTATTTTTATCCAATCTGCGCTTTTTAATCCGTTCAACCCGTTGTCCCAAGTCGCGCCATCGCTCTTTCTACGAAACGTGATCGTGCCGGTTTTTGGGTCGGCGTTGACCGGCTCGGCAGTGTTGGCCAGCAGGTCGGGATGAAACGCATGGTGGTCACAGCCCGCCTGGTCGCCGTCAATCGCGGCCTGGCGCTGTTCGCAGGTCCAAGGCCGGGACTCATCGAGCCGGGCCGTGCTGTGGGCGCAGGTGCGGCAGTTCACCGCCGGCAAAGCCGGGCCGTGACAGAGCGCGTGGTAGTCACAGAGCTTGCACTGATACCACGTCGGGTTGTCGCTAATTTTGAGCGGTGGGCGGTCGGCGGTGATGATCTGCTCGGCTTTTTTGAGTAGGGCCTTGGCGGCCTGGGCGCGATACTCCGTGCGACAGGAGACCAGTTGCCGGTTGCCCGGCGTGCCCACCGTCAGATAATGGCGAGTCAGGTCCATCTGGTGCATGTACACCTGAGCCTGGGCGTAGTAGACGGCATCCCACAGCGCCAGCGCCGCTTTCTCGCCGTGCTGCTGAATCAACTTGACCAACTTGTTCCATTTGGTCTCGTTGCAGACCTTGTGCTCCCAGACGTGCGGAGCCTGGGTTGCCTGGTACAAACCGCTGATAATGCCGTCGAGGTGCCCCCGGAAATGCCCGGAACAGGCGACAAACCCAATAGGCCGTTGCGGGTCATCGGGATCGGTCGTCCACAGTTCAATCCCCGGCACCGTGCGCAGCCAGCCGGCCATTTGCGCCTCCCCCCGATGGCCGTCCTGGATCGCGCGGTACGAAGTGGCCGGGAACGACCGGGGCAAGGTCCAGCGGAAACTGAACCAGATGCGCCGCGCACACTCCTGGCCGATCAGCGACGCGCCCAGATAGCGCCGAGGCGCGTCGTGGCTGGACGCCTGTGTGTGCAGGGCGTCCAGCGCCGCCAGGGTCGGGTCAACGCTGTAGTTGATCGTGGCCATGGCGGTAGGGCGTTAGAACGTGATGTCGTCGTCGTCAGCGGTCGCCACTTCCGGCACGGGCGCCGGCGCCGGTTTCGCCCAGGGCTTGCCGGCCACGGGAGGCGGCGCTTTCGGCGCGGTCGCCACTTCCGGCACGGGCGCCGGCGCCGGTTTCGCCCAGGGCTTGCCGGCCACGGGAGGCGGCGCTTTCG